CTTACTCCAGCTCTTAATTTAGCTAATTTTTCATTTTGATCCATTTTTTCTTCCGAAATGTCTTTTGCTTGCATTAATTTTGCTCTTGCAAGGTCGTTTTTGTCTTGATCAGCTTGTTTTTTACGTTCATTTTCCATTGCTCTTAGGTCAACTTCTCTTGCTTTTAGTTTTAGAAGCGGATCTCTGTCAAATTGAGACGTAATTTTCTTTTCTTCCATCATAAATTCATTAGTCATCTCGGCAATCAACACAGATTTTCTTGCTTCTATGTTTTGGCTCATCTCTTGTAGCTGTTTTGCAGCCTCTGGATTGACTGGAGCTTGTTGTCTTAACATCATCATCATTTGTAACTGCTCTCTAAACTCTAATTGTATCTGCTCTTGAGCCATTAAGCTGATGTGTTCTAAAATATTTTTCTGTATGGCAGCCATAATCGCTGGATTATTTCTAACCATATTTGTTGCCATGAAATTTAAGTGAGCTGTGATGTGTGCTCTGTGATCTTGACCTGCAAAAGCTTGAAAAGGTTTACCTGCCAAAGCCATAATGTGTTCCTGACTCGGATCAATTGGTTGAACTGGCATCGGTGGGGGTAAAACTTGATCAATATTCTTAACACCAATAGCTTCATACATGTTTCTGTATGCTGCGTACATATTGTGTATCTGTGGGTTAGATGTAGCTAACTGTAATTCTGTTTGTGCTAATGTAATTCTTTGTGACATAGAAAAAATATTAGGGTCAGCCACAGGTAAAATATCTATTCTGTCATCAAAGTCTGCTTGTTTAATAATTCTTGCTCCACCCACCACGTCGTATGGATATTCTGGTGGTAAATAAGTTGCGATGATTTTAGATAACAATTTAAATTCATTTTTCATAGAACCATACAATCTTTTGTGTATCGCTGACATAACTTTAGATCCTCTTTCAAGAAGAGCGATCGTAGTTCCTACAGCAGCATTCTGCGTTCCTTCTCCTGTCTGTAGTTCAGATATTGCAGCAAACCTTTGACCAGCTTGTACAACAATACCCATCAACGCTAATAAAGTTTGTGATGGTTCCTTATAAGGCAGAGGATAGAAAGCATCACGAAGACTGCCTCCTGGGGCATCTACGTCTTTAAATTCACCAGGTTGAATTGGTGATGCTTCATCTCTGACTCTTACGCCTCTTTGTTTAAAACCTGCAGGTAGGTTTGACAAAGTTCCTGCATCTAATAATTGGCGGAGAGCAACTGTTGCAGTTCTACTCAATCCGCCAAT